AGGCTTAACGAAGCAGCACCTTTCGGTATCAGGAATCCAGTTATCATCAAAGGTTTGAGCAGCCTTGAAGAGACCGCCTGAAAGAGTCGTAGCGTCGGTCTTATAGTTAGCGTTAATGTCCGACAGACCACCAGGCGGGGAATCAGTACCACCCGTGAGGGTAGCTGAAGCGCGAGCAGTAAGTACACCAATCTGAAGGACAAGCTTATCCTGAAGGATAGCCAGCGCTTCACCAGCAACACGGGCATACTCGCTACGGACATCGTAATGGTTCATGGCCTCGTCGATATTCGCAATGAATACCGGGGAGATCAGGAGACCATCAATGCCAATAGTCTTTTCTGCATGAGGGATTGCAGCCGGATCGATCTCAGCACCAGGGGTATGGAGGGATGCTCCAGTACGACCCATAACAGGAAACTGGGCTTCTTTGCCAGATGCAATACTACGATGCTGAACACGAGGAACAGCTACAGCCATACGTTCGGCTGCGGTAAGAACTTCTCCAGCGAATACCTTAAGGAAAAGGGCTAGAGCGTCACCACCCAGGTTCGATTGACCTAGACGGGAAGGAGTAGAGAAAGATGTCATTAGAGGAATTAATCCTTAGAAAAACTATTTGAAGATCGTGCCGTTGTTACATAGGCACTGTTGGGTTCTCCAAAAGCTTTCTTCTAAGGTCTAGTCTTGAGTTGTCCTCCCTCAGGAGGGCTTAAGTAGACTATTAGAGAAACTTTGGACGGGGATGGACCCCTTGACTTCTGCCTAAAGAGGCATGAAGTCTAATAAGGCGAGAGGACTAGGTTCCTAAAGGTAACGCAACGGTGCCTATCCTAGTCCTCTCTTGTGAAAAGTGACCCCAAGGTTTGAGCTTCTATAGAGAGGCTTTAGGGGTTCTGTTATTAACTACAAGAAATAAATTATAAAGGCTATGATTCCTATTAAATCTAAAGCAAGTAGAAACATAAGGAACCAAAACACAATAGTATCTTGTGTTTCCCAAGACATATTACCCTCGCCAAACTTCATCAGGAGTAACAGCGATCTTGTCCATTACTTCTTTACGATAAGCAGGGTCTTTGGCATAACGAGGGTCGCTCATGGCTGATGTAATCTCAGCGCGAGACTTAAAGCCGTTGCTTGAGGGTTGCCCTGTGTTACCTGAGATAAGGTTAGGGGCATCTCCTACAGCAGCCTTATAGCGAGAATGAAGCGCCTCAATAGCAAACTTGGTAGCCTCCGGTTTACCTGAAGTTACCTGAGTGTTGTAGTCTTGAATCTCTTGGGGAGACAAATTAACCTTTGCCCATTCAATCATGGAGGTATAGTTTTGTTCTCCACCAACAAGGGCATAGCCACTATTCAACTGTTGAGCCTGAAGAGCTTGCAGACCAGCAATATAGGTCTCTACGTACTGCTTAGGGAGTTTGTACTTATCTGTAATCTCAGTGATGCTTTCTTCTGAGAGATTACCTGTACTGACAAACTCTTGCTCGTACTTAGAGAAATCAGCGCTTTCATTAGGGGTTTCTTCCTGCAGGTCCCTCTGCGAATGAGGCGATGATTCGCCCTCAGGTTTACCCTCAGGCTCTTGCTTAGGCTTACCTAGCTTAGACTCAAGCTCTTGGTAAGACTTAACCAATTCCTCAGGGGTCTTGAACTTTTCAGGCAACCACTGAGGGCGATCCATCGCCGAAGGGCGACCATCGGTAGAAGCAGTAGGATCGTTAATAACACCAGCATTAGAGTCTGAGATAGGAACCTTAGAACCAATCTCAGCCATCTTAGCGTCATACTCTGGTGTACCTAATACTGGTTCATTACTTGTTGCGTCTGACATAATTACCAACGAACAGAGAAGTTAACAGGGGACTCTACAGTGATGCTCTTAGCTTCCTTATACTCAGGAGCTAGTCCATATTTCTCACAATCATTAGGGTCAATCTCAAACGGATAATGTTCTTCTACTTTGCTAGGGATGGACCCCTCGGTTATTGGAGATACGCTTACTGGCATATCTTCTTGGTCTTTCTTTACTCGTGCCATAAATTAATTTTGTGGTTGATTAACTGCTTGCATAGCTCCTTTAGCTATCTCAGGGGCAACATCGGTTCCTATCTGAGCAGCCGTGGCTTGCATCTGTTCTTGCCGTCTTTGCTCAGGTGTCTTGATAAGCCCCTTCGCGTCTACACCTATAGCCGTAGCCACACGCGAAGCATACTCATCAAAGTTGATCGTTTGAGCTGCTACCTCAGGGCTTACACTTACTAGGTGTTGCATGAAGACATCTAACTTGGTTAGGTCATGTCCTCTACCCAAAGCATCTAAGCCGGTAGTGATTAGAGGTTTAACCTTTCCAGGCAATGGAGGGATTTCTTTACGTCTAGCTTTGGTCTTCAGGAGGACTTGAACAAGAGGTAATTGAAACTCTTGGGAGAGGACCGAATAGACACCTCCAAGGGAATCCTCAAGTTCATTGGCCATGTAACGGATTTCTTCAGCCGTTACCCTTTCTCCCTTACGCTGTACAGCAGTGTTGAGAAGGAAGGCTAAGGAAAGTCTTTGAGTGATGTCCTGAGCCGTCTGAAGAGCTACCTGCATGTCTGCTTGTTTCTCAAGCTGGAATGCAGCGATATCTTCAGGGTTTCCGTTAATAACATCCCCTGATTCAGACTCTACAAGCTCTTTCTTGGAGATAGTTGCATTAGGTCTTCTAAGGATGAGCACCTTAGCTGAAGCAGCAGATGCCTCAAGGATGGACCTTGAGAGACCATTGAGGGACTTTAGGTCTCCATAGATTTCCTCTACAAAAGACCTACCATAATCTTCATTCTCTACAGCAGTCCACCTAAGGGACATCCAAGGGAGAGCATCCTTAGGGTAGGAGCCTTTAGAGCCTTCTACAGTTTTGCCGTTGAGTTCCTGAATTACTTTGTATTGATTACCATCAAGGTAGATTCTAGTGTAGAGACTATAGGTGTTGTCGGGACTATCATTGTCTACCTCAATGTCGTGAGCTTTTCTCATTTCAGGAGATAGAGCCAAGGCTGATATGTCTTCTCTAACGATATTCTCCAAGACAGTACCCATAGGGTCTCTCTTGGTTACATATCGGTCTAACCTAAAGACTCTCATTCCACCACTAGGAGGAAGGAAGAGAAGAACATTACCGGCTACGATAAGTTGTTTGATAGCTTCAAAAGCTTTAAGACGAATACCTGTGGTCTCTATGTCAGAGTTTACAGAGCGTTCAATCTTGGAGAAGGCTTCTTCGAATTGGGTTTTAAGTCCTTCCTGCTCAGACAACTTCATCAATTCAAAGTCATCTATGGTGAGTCTGAAGAAGGACGTGGAGGGGGGTAGGAGAGTTAACAGGAGTTTAGAGGCTAGGTTATTTACTCCCCTAGCTCCTACACTTTGGTAAGGAGTCTTGTATGCTGTGCTTTGGGAGTTACCTGAGGGTGGGACTAGAGTGGGGATTGTCAATAAAGCACAGTCTCTAGCTCTCCTAAGGTATGTCTCTCTAAGCCCACTAAATTTTGTGTATCTTCCTGCTATCTCCCCTTTCTTTTCTTTAGGGGATGCCACTTAGTTGAATATGTTTAATCCTGTTCCTGAGTTGATACCCAGACCTCCAGCTTTAGGGGATATCTGAAGGGATTTCTTCATGCGGACATTAGGGCCTTTCTGTTGGGTAGGGTCTGCTAGACCACCTGATTTAGTGTCCTTTTCGGACAACCCAGGTATCTCTTGGCCAACAAAAGGCTTCCCTCTGTAGTCAGTTCCTCCTACGGTAGTTCTTTTCTGAGATAGACCACCTACTGTACCTGAGAACTTTGATTTATCTTCAAATACTGCTGATCTAGGCCCTACTGTATTGCTTCCTACAGAAGTGTTGTCTCTTATGACATCTTCAGGATTGAGAATCTTTAGAGACTTAACTTCCTCGATTCTAGCCTTCCTCTGCTCAAGTTCCCATTCACGCATATTTGTGGGATCGGGGGGAATATAGACAGACTCTTGTTTACGTATAGGTACAGCAAGAGACCCACCTATGCGTTCACTTTCAGTACCAGCAAAGATAGCTGGATTCTTCATGCACATAGGTTTATCCAGGAACAGTTAAGCCGGACTGACCAGCAGATTGATTTAGGTCAATCTTTAGGGAGTCCCTACCAGTCCTGCGCTTAGCAATCTGTAGACGTGTGTTATAGTCATCCGATTGTCCAGCCAAAGACGGAGACACAAAACCTTTCTCTGGTCCTGTGTTGATGGTCAGTGTAGGAGGAGGAAGAGGGGGAAGCTGAGGGGGTGGAGGTAAAGGTGGGGGAGGGGGAGGGGTTTTAGGTTTAGATGAGCCAAAACACATTATTCAAGATCACGCTTTAGGACTTCTAAGTCTTCCTCTTGTTTCTTCATCAGAGTCAACAATCGGTTAACTACATCCCTTTGACCAGCACGAAACCATATCTCACGCTCAGGCATGGAAAGAGAAGGGTGTTTCTCAGGGAAGTACTTGTCTAACTCTTGGATTAAATCTATAGAGTAGACTGGAAGGATTTCTTTAGAGGACATAGAGGGATTACACTATAGGAATTATCTTTATTATTGTCTTACTTAAAGATAATTATTTGTTAAGGGAGAACTAGAGAGACACCTATAGAAGGAACCTATAGTAA